AGATTTTGATGCACTAAAAGTAAAAGAGCAAGTTGGTACATTATTATCCATTGGTGAACACGTGGGTAGTGTTGGTGATGCCGCATGGTTAGTTGGATTTGCACCTGCTATGACTTTACTGGGAGCGGGTCTCGCTGCCTTTGGTCTAGGTAGTGGTATTGCTGGTGTCTCACAATTAGTAGGTTTTGATGCACAAAAAGTAAAAGACCAAGTACTTACATTGTTAAGTATACCCGAAAGTGTAAATGAAGGCACTCTTGGTTTGTTGGCCGAATCTGGTGGGGTTGCACTTGCGTTAGCAGGATTAGGTGCTGGACTTGCCGTCTTTGGTGGTGGTCAAGTAATTAAAGCACTCGGTGACTTCTTTTCAAAAGATGACTTTGCGGATAATACTAAGAAACAAGTAGAAACTCTATTATCAATTGGTAGTGGAGAAAATGCAGATGTTGATGTTAGAGCGGGTAAAGTAAAAGCTGCAATGACATCTCTGAGTACTGGTCTTGCATTATTCGCTGGTGGTAATCTGGTCTCGTCTCTTGCAAATGCAGCTACTGGTATTCTGAACTTCATTAGAGGTGGTGAATCACCCATCGAACAGATGTTGAGTATTGCAGACAGACAGGTTGAGATTGATAAGGCTGCGAGCGGTATTGCACGAATGGTCAAGGCACTTGAACGAATGTCTAACATTAATATCGGTGCTGGCAATGTAGACATTGAAGGTATGTTACAGAACTTTGGACATCTACCCGCATTGTTAGATGGTCTTGCAAATGGTGGTAAAGTAAGTTTCCAAGATGCGGGAGTTGGTAAATTTGATAAAGAAATTGATTTTGGTAAAGGTATTCTCCATCCAGACCTAAAGGTTCCAGAAGTCTCTGCAAAGATGACTGAAGTCAATCAGGCGTTAGGATTCGCTGCACCAAGGAATGCTGCAATGGCCCCCGCACAAGCACAAGCAAATCAAAATAGTGGTACTGGTGGTGTTGTCGCTATTGATGCATCTAGTAAGGCAACCACAACAAACAACAACAGTAGTGCAATGGTTGCTTCTCCAGAACCCGCTACTGACCAACTAGACAAAACCGCACCATAAAAAAAGGGAGACCGAAGTCTCCCCTTTCCAACGTAACTAGTATACGTTTAGTCTTCAGCAGCAAGTTTCGCAAAGTATGACAATGTGTCATCTTCACCACCCGCAGCTGCAATCGTTGGTTCTGGTGCAGTGTTAGACACTACTACAGGTTCCGCAGATTTGATTGGTGTAGACTCAGCAGTTTGAGTCAACATGTCGTTCTTGACAGTTGCACCAGCGCCAGTTGACTGACCTAATACTACCTCAAGACGTGCCTTCAACTCATCATATGATTTGTATGAAGTCGGTGCAACAAACTCAGACATATCATGTAACTGATTATATGTTGCTTCGAGTTTAGTCTCATCAGCATCAAGCAATGCAGAAGTGGACTTGAACTCCGACTTATCATAGTTACGGTATCCCGCAACATTACGAATCTTCAGTTGGAAATCTGCACCCAACCAGAAGTCGAATGGATTTACTGGAGTTTCGCCAGGAAATTGTGGTTGCATCACATCCATAATCTTGTCAAAGATTTTCTTACCGAAGTCGTAAAGGAATACTTTACCTTCGTTAGCAGGATTAGTTGGGTCACTTACCACCATGATATTTGCGACATAATGAAGTCTACGCTTCTGTTTACGTGCGGTCTCTTTATCTTCATCAATACCACTGTTCCAGAGTCGTGAATTGTATTCACTTACTGGGTCATTGTTGTTAAGAGTAGTCAAAGACTTCTCAACATACCATTGACCAGTAGGGCCTTTGAAGAAATGGTCGAAGTAACGTACCCACGGTAGTTCTTGACCTTCAGCGGCAGGAAGAAAACGAATCTGTGCAAAACCATTACCATTGTCATCAACAGTAGGTTTCCAGAATCGAAGGTCTTCGTATTTGTTTTTGGATTGAGTTACCCCTGAAACTTCCTGAGCGGCTGCTGCCAACTTAGAAACGTCTAGGGAATTAGATTTTAAATTTGCAAAAGACATATTTGTATTCTCCGTATATTTGCGTATTAGTTGTATTATGAGTATTCATTGTATCATAACGTAGTATAGAAAGTCAATACCTTTATTTAGTATTTGGTAAACTTTCACTCTTTTCGAGGAAATTAAGTTTCATTGCTTCAAACTCAATCTTCTCTTTTACTGAGGGTGAAATATATTTTTTCACATCCTCAATCTCTAGGTTGTTCTGTTCACACAGATAAACAACCGTGTCCATGTATGTCATAGACTTTGTTCTTACACAGTCCTCCACCATCTTGGTGAATTTCTTTTTGTTCATGAAGTTAGATTCTTCCGAAGACGAATCCACCCCACCCATTTGAAAATCAACTTTCATCATCAACCTCATCATTTGATTTGACTCTAAGTTGACTATTGAATTGATTAGCGTACTCAGGGTCTTGTTTAAACTCTTCTTCCAGTTCACGTGTCCAGACCTGTACAATGTCGGGATACCAAGTTCCATATTGTCTCTTGGGTGTCCCGTCATCGTGATATGCCATAGCGACACACACTTTTTGTACACGTCCTTCACGTTGTTCACCATAACGAAAGTCCATCCACACTCCACCACTCAGATACTTCTTCATGTTAGAGATGTAAACTTCAAGGTCAATGTATTCAGCACGCTCCTTAGCGACCTTGGAATTCTTCCATGCTCGCATTCCCTTTAGTTGTTCTTGGTTAGACTTTAACCAAACTTTGACTTTCTTCCAATGTATAAAATGGTCTTCAGGTAAATCTCGAATGTCCTTATGGACAGACTTACTACCGTCTGCACCTCTAGCTTCACGTGCTTTCGCAAGACGTTCAACCGCTGCAGCCTTCTGTGCTTCCGACATAGGTTTGCGTGTGCGTTTGGGTTTCTTACGTTCGTAACCGAGTTCTTCAAGGGCACGTTTCTTATTCGCTTCCCTAGTCTTCTTGGCTTTCTGCGCTGCTGTTAGTTTCTTGACCATATATTATATAGTATATATTAAACTGCGGAAAAAGTCAAGAGCGAATCGACACGGAATGAACGCCAATCATTCAAATCCAAATCAAATACACGAACCGCAAGTTGGTTCTTCTCAGTATTTGCGTTTGCATCTGTCTTAGGCATTTTATCTTCTGGAATCATATCAGATACCAGTGTCGCTTTCATTTCACGAACTGCACCATCCTTCACTTTAGTGAACGACAAGTTTACTACACCTTCACGTAAGGTGTTAACGATTTCTTCATAAGTCATTTCAGTCTCCATTTTTTAACTCACTTGTATAATCTTGATATGTATAAAACTTAAATATCAAGAACGATATGTCTAAACACCAACCTTCGTTGAAGTCCAAACTAATTGATGGAGTAAGATATATAGTTCGTTCCCATGTCCACTGGTTACTAAAACAATACACCCGTCCCCATAAAACTTTCTTCATTTAAAATCCTCCGACTGCTTGTTGATACCACCATGGCATTGCACGGTTAGTCCATTTCGCAAAGTCTTTCTTTTCATTAATATAGTAGTAGCGATATGCTTCTACAGGGTCTTCACGTTTGCAATACTCAGGCATTGCTTGTGCGAATTTGGTAAGTCTTCCGAATCGGTTAATATTATGTGGTGCAAACCACAGGTAACCACCTAACTTATCATAGGTAGCATGAACACGGCCGTATCGTTTCTCATACTCCTTTGCAGTTGCTTGGAAGTGTTTGAACAACCATCGGTAGTTCTCCTCGTTCTCACGAGTCCAGATATTGGACGGGTGATTGACATGAGATGCTTTGTACAAATCGTTTTGACGGGCAGGTTGTTTCAGTCTCCATCGTTTGATGTTACGACCATTCTTGGTCTTGTCTGTGTACAACTCACCGTCTAGTACACGATGTGCAGTAGACAGCATCTGACCGTACTCAGTGACCATCTTGACCACATGCTTGTCACACATCATCTGTGCGGCAACAATAGGGTCATTGTCTAAATGAAATATGTTCATAGGTGTGATATCTCCACAAGAAGTTTATCGACTTCACCCATTGTTAGGTGACCGACAACATCTTCAGTTATGGGTGTAGTATAACACAACGCACCTTCATTGTCAAGCACAGCAAGTTCATATAGACCTTTCTTACCTCCGTAAGAGAAGTCGTGTTTGACTACAGATGCGCCATAACCATTATCAAATTTGTAGACGAGTTGATACCCGTCCACGTCAGGCATATCGGTTTTCTCAACCATACACCCGCCTTTCATTACTCTAGCTTCCGATTGCATTATAATAACCATCCGCTTTTACACGCATGTCTCCAAAGTTTGGTTCATTCACTTGTTTAACAACATAGAGTGTTGAACCAGTACACCACTCACATGCGTCACGATAATCATTTAGGTCACGGATTGGAATTACCGTATCAATCGGCATCTTCCAGTTTTCCATACCCTCAGTAAGTATCTCAAACTTCTCGGTAAGAACGTCAATCCGTTCTTGGGTTGCAAATGTAATCATACGTATACCTCCGTATTGAAGATTTCACGTTCCTGATACATACCAGTAACCTCGGTACTCTCTTTACGAGCAACAACAAAGGTATTCTCATACCCATAGTTCTCTAGTTGTGATTGGTATATGAACGCCTTTTGACGGTCATAACAGGGAGTAAAGAAACCAGCAAGGGGTTTCTCGGTTTCGGCACAACGGACAACATAAGTTACTTCAGACATAATCAATTACCTTTCTCATTATCAATACAAGTATTATACTACATTAGACTATATTTGGCAAGCAGAAATTTACGATTCTTTTCAACATACTGGTTATATGTCAACAGGGGTTCGTTATATGCATCCCGTTCAACGCAGTTCTCTTGATACATGTCTTGACAGAATGCGTCAAAGTCTGTACGATTATCGGGGGTTGTTAATTCCATACTCATTTACCTATATGTTTAACGTCACCACGAGGGATGACTTGGTAGGCGCCCTTATTGTATGCGGGTGCGACAGTGAATTTCTTGGATTCCTCTAGTTTGTAAGAGTTATCTTTCTGAGGGACATATCCCATGTCAGACACAGAGGGATACTTCTCACGATGGTCACTACCAGCCTGACCAATAGAATAGTTCTCAAGGGGTTTAAATTCGGGTTTGCGTTTAGGGGTCTTCTTCCATGCATTAGTCTTGCGTTTCCGCCCATGCATGTCATATTTCATTGAACCGTGGAAGGTTTGCATCTTCATCTCCAGACTATATAAGTACACTATACAGGAAAAAACATACATTGTCAAGCATTTTTTTGTATAAATAGTAGGACAGGAGAAGAAATATGGCAGATGATTTATTCGATTTCGGGTTTACCCTTGTAGATGAGAATGAACTGGAAGCTGTGCAGAAAGCACAGGAGACAGTATCGTCCGTAACGGCATCAACATCCGAAACACAAGAAAAACTGGATGCAGTGTTTAATGCAGTGCAACCCCTGTTAAACAATCTCAAAAAGAATCCTGAAAAGGAATATATACTGTGGCCCAATAGACTGGAAAAGATTGAACAGTTCGAAGACCACATCCAGAAGTTATACAAAGGTTCCTAATGTTTCTATACAAGACCCAACCCAGAAACCCTACGCATAATAGTATTATTAACCTTGATACCAAGGAAAGACTATTAAATATGTTGATGGACAATATAGACCATCGAGATAACAAGCATGGGGACGTGAACACCCTAGTGACGGATGCATCTGTTGTTGATGGGTTGTTATCACAACAAGGATACAAGAACATTCTGGTTCTTCCGAGTAAAGTAACTGGCAGATTAAGAGACACAAGGTATAGACCTATAGGTAGTGCGGGTGACCATTTGTTACCTGTCATTCACGAGACGATGGAAGCTGAAGGCAAAATGTATGTTGCATTACCAGAAGAACATCTCTATAGAAAGGCATACGAAGAGGCTGGTGTTTCTATCATTGAGGTAGATAACTTATATAAACTGGGTGGACACTTACCGAGATTTAAAACCGATGTAAAGTTTGACGCAGTTGTGTTACTAGGTACTGTTGGAGAAAGCGGGGACGGAAAGTATCAAGTTAACGACATCAAAAAGAAACTCGCTAAACATTGTACCGAAGACTTTGATTTAATTGATTTGTATCGGTCAGGTCAAAGACAACTGAAAGGTAATGAAAAAGACTTACCCACCACAGAACAAGTCCAAAGATTTGTGTCATGTGTCAACTCCCCCAGAAAACTTTATCATCCTGTGACGGGATTGACACCTCACCGCATACTAAATAGTCTCAAGAGAAAAGAACTTCTTTTATACTTCCGACTGGGTGAGAATATAAAGAATGTCAACAAATTTTATAGGGTATTTTAAAATGAATAATAGAAACATATTTGACGTTGTTACAGGTAAATCTGGAGCATCAATAAAGACTATCATGTTAAATCATGGCGGTTACCAAACCTTGTGGAATGAAGTTCAAGAGTTTATTGCGTCTGACCCTACATATGACTATCGTGAACAAGAGAGGTTTATCAACGGGTTCTTGTTTTGGTCTATCGTAATCAATAACATAATTGGACTACAGAAATACAAGAATGTATTGGTAGTACCATCTTTCAGGAATAGTAGATATTCCAGTCTTTGGGATGATTCCAAAGGTAAGATTGCTGCAAACGTAGCTGGTAATCTTTGGCCCGCAATCACCCAATACTTTAACACAGACCATGATGTATGTGTTGCATATCCAGATGACCACGGTAGTTTTGCAAGAAATCTAATGAGACATTTTGATGTGTCTCGTGTATCCTCTAACCAACCATACATACTAGGTGATGACACCTATCAGGTTACAGTTCCAGATGACTTAAAATTTGATGCAGTATTCCTTGCGGGTATCCCTGTAAATGAGGGAGAACAGTTTAACGCAACCGATATCAAGGCAGATTTTGCGTCAATCTGTACCGAAGACTTCGATTTGATTGATAGTTATCACGGACAATCAGACGCAAACGGCAAAGACACCACATATGCAATTGCGTTCAACCAAGAATTACCAGTGTTACCACCAAGAATTGTTGGTGAACAAAAAGATATATCCGAAGTTGCGGAATATATAAATAATACTACAGTTCATTTAGATGCCGAAGACGAGAATGCTGGGAATTTGAAATTTATTCTACCCCACTTGTCTAGAGTGTTAGTAAGTGAATTCAAAGTTTACTAGGAGAAAGTAATGGAAACTATTATCAATAAACTAAAAGAAATCCCATCTATCATCGTAGATAAACACGATGAAGTATGTGAGGTGGCATCCGAGAGTACAGGACTTGGACTACGTTCAATTGCTGCAATCGAAGGTGCAGTACTCATGTTAATCGTGGTGTGGATTGTCTAATGATTAAGTTCAAGAAGTTTATGACCGAGGGTGTGGATGACCCCGCAATCTTTAAAGCAGTTTTTCTAGCGGGTGGGCCAGGCAGTGGTAAGTCCTTCATCGTAGGAAAAACGGGTCTTCCCGCCCTCGGTCTGAAAGTGATAAACTCCGATGACGCATACGAAGCTGCAATGAAGAAAGCGGGAATGGAAATGTCTCCCGATAACATCTTCTCAGTTCAAGGTCAAGATATCCGTGGACGTGCAAAGGCACTCACAGGTAAGAAACAGGCAAGATACCTCATGGGTAGACTTGGTGTTGTGGTTGACGGAACTGGTAAAGAGTTTGATAAGGTCAAGAAACAAGCAATGGCAATGAAGGCATTGGGTTACGATGTCGCAATGATATTCGTTAACACTGACCTTGATACCGCAATCGAACGTGACAAAGCACGTGCCAGAACTATTGGTGAGAAAGAAGTTACCAACTACTGGAAAGAAGTTCAACGAAACATTGGTGCATTCCAAACATTCTTTGGTAAGAAGAATATGCTTATCGTTGATAACTCTAACGGTAAAGACTTCAAAGTAGAAACTCTTCGTGCATACAAAGATGTTCGCAAGTTCTTAGATAAGAAACCTGAGAACAAGAGAGCGTTATCTTGGATTAAAAGAGAACGTGACAAAAAGAAGAGAGACTAATCTAGTCTATTCTTTTCTAACTGGTCTATTCTATCCTCTAAAGATTTAATACGCAAAAGCAACGGGTTGGTACTATCTTCCCGTTGTTTTTGTTTCTCTTTCATCTCACGATACATCCGTCTTATAAAGTCTTTATAAGGTTCTCTCGTAGCCAAGGTTATTCCTCCACATAGATTAGTTTTCCGTCTTGTCCGACTACGGCCATTTTCTGACCCTTCTCCATGAGAATTTCCTTGTAGTACTTCAAGTCTGACGCAGTCAACTTGTCAAACTTAAATCCACGATTCATTTTAAAAAATTTGTAATTATCTTGCATTACTATGCATCCTTGTGTTTGGCGCCCCCGCATGGAATCGAACCACGAGTTGTGCGTTCGTAGCGCACTGTTTTATCCGTTAAACTACGGAGGCAGTTAATTGATTGGCCGACCTACAAGGACTCGAACCTTGAACCCAAGTTTAGAAGACTCGTATGATATCCAGTTTCACCATAGGTCGCATTTCCAATCATGTAAATATTATATCAACACTGATATGAAAAGGCAAGCACTATTTTTGTGGAACGTGAATTTTTACGTTGTCTGTAACTGGAATTTTGATGTGCTTATGACAATGATATAAATTGAATTCAATGTTAGGAAACTCTTTGAACATGTTAGTCCAGATGGGTCTCCAGTTGTTTGCGAGTCTTACAGTATTTGCAGTACCACGGTCACTCTCTAACAACAAGTCAGTGAAACTCTCTAGGTTCATATCAAAGATACTATCGAACCCATAGATGTGTACTTCGGTTGCCTTCATCTTGGTACATGCGTAATGAACTGCCATGTGACCACAGTTAAAGTTTGTCGCAGCCATTCGTGGGTCACCGCCAGGCGGTGTGCAATAATCAGGTATGTGGGGATAGAATCCCTTGATGAGATGCGAGTACTTCATATAAAATGTTCCAGATTGTTCCATCCAGATTTTAGGTCTTGTACCCAGAACCCAATCGTACATATCTAATTTGATATGTCCTTCCTGTAACGCTTTCATCATCTTGAAGTCAACCATACAAGTTGCATGGACTTCGTTACGTGGTATCTCAAAGGGAGGCATATTACATATTAATAACTTACCTTTAGTACCACGTTCAAAAATACCAGCGTTATCTCCATTACCCAGAACATTGACTCTCATGAATTATCCCTTACTCTACAATCAACTTAATGTCAAATTCATCTACCACCGCACACTTCAAACCATCAATCTCCACTGGCATGGATTTACTCCAATCAAGATACACTTTGTTTTTAGGTTTGATATCTGGAACATCATCACCAACTGCGATAACGATTGCGGGTTTATTACCCGTAGAGATATCACCCGATAGGATAATACCACCCGATGTTTTCTCTTCGACTTCTGCATTTGTCACGAGGACATTGTGATGCAAGACTTTCATAGTTGTACCAATTCTCTATTCACTAGATGTTGTTCTGCAATATCGGCTTTGGATTGTCCCATATACCGTACTGCATGATGAGTATCAATGAGTAATTCATTAATGTTGATTGTTGCTTCTGGATGTTCTACCAAGAACTCTCCAAGGATACGTCCGAACTTACCCTTACCATCCTTTGTTGTTTTAAGAATAGGCGAAGTACCCAAACTCTTCTTCAGGAATGCCTTAGCGGCAAGTCCATATCTCTTTTCCACGAGGTCACGTGTTCGTGATTCGGGGGTGTCAACGCCAAGTAGTCTAATTCTTGATTTTCGAAGCCAAACACCAAACCCCAAATCGATGTCAACGTCAACGGTATCACCATCAACGACACGTACCACTTTTGTTCTGTATTCATACATTTACTTCTCCTTCTTCTTCCATCCGAAATTATTATTGATTGCTTCAATCTTATCTTCGGCTTCTGCAATTTTATCAATTTGTGTTTCGATAGATTCTACGATATCAGGATGTTCTCCGATACCCGCAGCACCTTTCAGGTACACGTCAACGTTTGCTTTTGCAACGGCAATCTGACCTTCTAGTTTTTTAATCAATGCTTCAAGTAGATAATTCATTCATCTGTTTCCTTATTGTTTCATTACCAACTTTACCCGTGTGATGGATAATTCTTGGTTTTCCTACGTTTATACCATCTATGTAGTCTAACCGTAAAGTGTTATAATGATGTGGCATAGGTTCTATGCACGTCATCTTATAAATCTCATCACCGTTCATCATTTGATAAAGTACTTCTTGGTCTCCCTGTACAGGATTACGAATACACTCGTCTGCCCATGCCTTTAGAATATTAGGTGTACCATTAACCGCAACAACACCAGAGTTGTACCACCTACCCATGTCGGGTC